GCTGAAATCCCCGGCGGCAACGGTTGTAAGTGTCGGTGTAAAGGATGCGAAATCGCTGATCGGGCCGACCTCGAAACCGCCGGCATACAGGTTCGGCGCGTAGAGTTTCGAGAGCGTCTTGTGCGTCGCGCCGAATTGGTAGACGGCGAATTTGCTCGGATCGGAGGCAGCGTCGGTGATGTTTGTGGTATTGTGCTGGACAATGCGAAGCTGCCTGGTTTCCGGTGACGCGACCCCTGAAATATCCACTGCGACCGCTACAGTGCCGCCGTTGACATACATCGTGTCAATCAGGATATCGCGGGTCGGATATGTCGTGCCGTCCTTGATCTTGACGACCGGCGCCCCTGTTATATCGGCAAATCTTGGATTAATGACGCGCAGGTATGCGCCTGCGATCGTCAGGTCGCCGCCGCACTCACTAAACGTTCCGCCGACCGCCATAATATACGATTGCGTCGTATCGTGGCGCACCGAAGCGTCGGTAGCGTTTCCATACGTTTCGCAGTTGTTCATCTGGATGCGATAGGGAATGCCGCCCACGGCGTCATCCGGGTGCCCGATGCAGAATCCGTGGCCTCCATTATTGATGGACCGGCACAGGGTATAACGCGACCAGCCTGGATAACCCGAAACAACGATCCCGGTATAGACGCCGCTGGAATCATGCGCCAACCCGTGCCCGCCATTGTCCCAAGTGATGCACTGCGTAAAACTCGCAGCCGCCGCACCGTTGATGATGCCGTGACCGGGATGCCCGCTGGCATGAACGTGTTCAACCTTGGCGAAGGCGCCAGAGCCGGAGCCGCTGATATCCGAAAGCAGAAAGCCGATGGATGTTTTTCCCGCGCCCGCCCTCCGGGCGTCCGAGGACTCGATCTTGAAGTTCTGGAAGGTGCAGCCCGATCTGCGGTTCTGGATGCCGATCTTGCTGGTGTGATCCAGCGTCAGAATGGATTGGTTCGGGCCGGCGCCTTCGAGGGTCAGATCGAACTGCGCGATAACGATCGGCGCGGTCAGGCGGTAATTCTTCTTCGCCCCGAGCTTGCCCTTCTCATTCGTCGCGGCGAGATAGGTCAGGAACTCGACAAAACGGGTCTGGTCATCCGTCCCCGTTTGCGTGGCCGGGTTCCAGTCACCGGCGCAGCCGTGGTGTTCCGGCGTGGGGTTGACCGGCACCAGCCCCGGCAAATCCGCGATATAGGTCGCGCCGGTCGCGCCTTTGTAGATCTGGCCGCCGATCAGGTATTGGATGCCGTCTGTCGGCACCCAGCCGCCCGCGATCCGCACGACAACGTCCGCGCGGGTCTGCGACATAGCGTCTGCGGCTGCTTCGGCCCATGTCTTTGCAGATTTGGTTCCCGGCGAACCAGGCTCGGTTGGACTTTCCGCCCATGCTTGAGCCTGAGCTGCGGACTGGCTCGCGTTTACCTCAGCGTCGGAAATACTTGTTAGCAAAGCATCGGGCGCCGCTCCGGGTGCAACAAGCAACGCTCGGTCCACTCGCCCATTCAGCTCTTGCGTCAAGAATGTAAGTTTATCCCAAACACTTTGAACCACCTTCGGATCGTATTTGTTTTGCGAGGTAATTCCGACAAGTTGTGTTTGTGGGGTCTCTCGAAAAATATAAAGTTTTTCCCCGGACGCTGGGGCCGAGTTAAAGACAACCACTCCCCCAGCATTATCAATATTCAGTGTTACGGTGTATTCGGAAGGAGAAACTTCTGTCACCCCAGCCGCTGTCACTACTCCTACCTTAACAGTCTCGGCACTCGTCGCCCCGAACGGGAAGAAGAACTCCGTGACAATATTGTCACCTGTAACCACAACACCGCTGTCTGTTCCCGAAACAGGCATTAATTTTCTCCAAGCATGGCCGCGCCAGCGCGGTCGAAAAGTTGTCGAAGGAGCATGTGATTTTGCATAGGAACGAATACCTGTCTCAACGTTTTCAAGTTACGTTGCTGTTGCTTTGGGTTATCCGAGTTTATCTGCATGACAGCATCCGCTAACTTATCTGCTTGCCCATAGGTAGGCCCGAGAAAAACACCAAGAAGCCCACTCGGTTTAGAAAAAACTGTAGGTTGAGTTCCGGTAGCCGCCGGCACCCTCTCCACCACATCTGTCCCGAAAGACATTACTCCAAGAAGCCCCGATCGTTTCACAGCCTCCCAAAGAAACTTTCCAGGATCGAGGTTGTTAGCTTCCTCTAGGGTTTTTCCACCTGCAGCCACAGCGTAAGTATAGTATGAAACCGCCCCAAAGGCAAGAGAAAAGATAATCCCTTGCATAAGGTATGGGTCGTTACCTTGAAGCCCACTCAAGGCCATTCGAGAGGTGGCGGAGAAGGTGAAGCTTTTAAACTGAGCCAGCATAGAATACCCCATATTCTCGTCTGTCCAGTTAGGTCGTTCTAGACCTGGTGTTACGATGAGTTCATCTACCTCTTTAATAGCCGCCGCTTGATAAGCTTGATAAGCTACCGGATCGTCCCAAGCCTCCATGTTCGGAAGTTTACCGCCGTTTGAGAAAACCTCCATGCCACCTTCACGGTTCATCTGAAAGCCAAGGCGCCGTATGGTATCATCGGACAAACCGAGGTTACGAAGATACGTCCGCATCTGTAGTAGGTCGCCGGTAAACTCACTTCCTTCAGCCATAGCTTTAGCTACCGCCGGAACATACTCAGCCATAGTAGCATGGAATATGTTACCTGCAATGGACTTCATCCCCGCAGTCCAATAATCATACATAGCTATAAGACCCATTTTGTTTGCTAGGGTCGTTACTCCACGCTCAACTTTAGTTTTACCAACTACGTTATCAAACAGGCCGAAGACGGCTTGCGCCCGTCCGTGAAGGACAGGCTCGAGATTAAGCCCGATGTTACGATTAAGTTCTTTCGCTTTAATACGAAAGTCCTTAGCTCCTTCGGCCCAACGGTTTAGATACGGCTTCCATCCGTTGAAGGTCGCCCCAACGCCGTGACGATAGATCGGACGGGCTACGTCAGATATTGACGAAGCCACCACTCCACCCATCATCGTAGTTACATTCAGCGCCTTCACGAATTTTCCAGAACGCCACATTAAACTGTTCGGGTTATCTGGAATTCCTCTAGTAGCCCGAAGACGTTGGATGGCAACATCAAAGTCTCGTGTTGAGGCTTTTACCGCCGCGTGAACTGATTGGCTTAGTTGGTTCTTTAACTCCGGGGTAAGTGGAATGAACCCAGGCCTCGCTTCGTCAGAAAAGTTTTTGGCGTCGAGATATATATCATCGGCCTCCCCAAGATCGGTGAGACGTTTTTGAGCACGCTCGACAAAAGAGGCGGCTTTGTCCGTCCAACCTTGCGGCAGCTTTACAAACTTCGCCTCACTAATCCTATGAAGGTGTTCTGTCGCTTCCTCCTGCATTTCACCGAGCACGCTTTTTCCATTAACGCTGCCATCGAAGGCATACCATAGCTCCAGGTCCGGCGCCATAACTCGGTCGTAAGCGCGAGTGCCTAGTTCAACGTCTTTCTCGAGATACTTATTTTTTATCCCGTAAGGAATTTTAAGTGTGCGGAGAAGTTCAGCGCCACGGGCATCTTGCCGAAGAGCCCGGTATGCCGGAGACAATTCCACCTCCGTATTCATTAGTTTTTGATGCAGTAGAATAGCTAGTTCCCTCGAGTGCTCTCGAAAGTCAGGCTCCGCTGTGTTTACCGGATCGCCAGAACGTTCACCTCTCTCCCGCCACTTCGACTCGAATTTATACTCGACGTCAAGAAGGTCTTGCTCAAGTTTAGTCGCTTTGGCCTGTCTTTCCTCCGGAGTGAGTTTCTTTGCCTCGGCCGCCTCTAGACGATCTTCCAGATCCTCAGCTCTAACGGCGCGTTTTCGTGCTAGGCGAGCGGCTTCTTTCACAACGTCCTCACGAACCAAACTAAGCGCACTAAGCTGTTCGTCATATGCAACCTGTTTTCCCTTGGTGGCGGAGAGGCGAGTTAGCAGTTCATCGTATTTCGCCTTCTGCGCCGCAACTTGTTCCGCCACTTTTTGCCGTGACACAGTATTCGCTCGGTTACTTCCGAGCAACTTAGTCATTTTAGCTTGGCGTGTCTGGAGAGTTTTAATCACAGACTCAAGTTGTTTTGTAACGGCAGCAAGCGCCTTGTCACCAGCTTTTTGCACGCGCCCGATCGACAGGTCAGCTTTAATAATCCCTGGAAGTTCCGTGCGGAACATACCTTCAAGCAACTCGTCGGCCTTGTCGATCTCGGCTTGCAGCTTAGCAATACGCTCGCCAGCGTCCCCGCCGTAGTTACGAAGTAACTTCGCCTCCGACATTAGATTTTTACGGTCTACTTGTAGCTGCTTAACATCATCGGACAAATTTTCTTGCAGCTCTTTCATCTGCTCCTTAAGCTGCTCCTTCGACCAATCCTCTTCTCTCGCCTGGCGAGTTAACTCGAGACGAGACTCGCGGAAGTCTTGCCACTCAGGAAGTTCTTCGAGGAATTCCAAGTCGCTCTCTACGTCAGTAAGTCTAGTGGTAACTTCTTCCGGGGTGAGTCTTGCTGTTTCTAACTCATGCGCGAGACGTGCTTGTGTTTTGACGTAACGAACTCGTGCTTTCTTAAAAGACTCCGTAAGAGATGCTTCGTTGAACTGAGAGAAATCGTTTATAAATTCTTGCATCTTATCCATCAGCTGTGTTTTGCTGAAAATATGATGGGCGTAGCCTACAATTTCTTGGCCGAGTTCGTCTGTCTCCAGCTCCTTAAACAACGGATCCACCTCCAACCCGCGGTCTTCAAACTCCTTCAAATACTGTTTCTGCCGATCCGTGTAGATTTTAAAGAAGTCGTCAAAAGCTTTTACAGCGGGAGCAAGCTCCGCTGGTATCTCCCCCGTATTCTGTGCGTCGAAGACCGCCGCTTTATAGTCTGCCCAATTTAGTTTACCGTCGGGTAGTTTTCCAAAGTAAGCTTTAAGCTGCGTTACAGCCGGGCTGTTAAAGTCATAACCCTTGTCGGTGCCGTGGATATATTTGTAATAGGCTTTGTCTAGAGTTAGGGCAAACTTGACAATGTTTGAGTCGTAGCCTTTAATACGGCTGCTCACCGGAGCGTTACCGGCGGAACCTTCTACCTCGTCTAAGCCCGCTTGTCTAACACCTCCGAGGTCTAGCTTAGCAATAGCATGACGCAGCGACGGAAACACACGCTGTGTGAGCATCCGATACGCTGGAGAAATATGTCCAATATTATCCATGAAGGTCTGACGTATCCGCCCCGGAGCCGCCTGCGCTCCGCGAGTATTTCGAGTGCGTGTAGGGGCGGCACCTGCTGCACGTGCGTCGGGCATTGTTGAGCCTGATATGGTTCCTTCACCGTGTGAAGCGGCCATACCAGTGTCATCCGCTTCTTCCAACATCTTATAAAGCTGATCGTCTAGCTTACCTTCGTCCAAAGCTTTTTTAAGTTCAGCTTCTTTAGTTAGTCCTGTAGCGCCAGCTTTCTCGTGCGAGTTTATTTTGGCCCGAGGAATACTTATTTCTGTCCCATCTTCCGCATGGAGTGTTATTGCATACTCGCCGTCGGTAAACCACTTACCGCCACTTCCAGCTGGCACTTTAACAAAGCGAGCGAAAACGCCTTCGGCTACTGGTGCTTGGAGGAAACTTTTTCCATACTCCAGTTGAACATCAGCTGACTTTGCTGTAACTCTTTTAATCGCACCTACGGTAAGCGCGCGATCTTTTAGCGGAACGTATGCTCCATCAGGGTTAGCTTCTTCATACCTGGATCGAACTTCGTCCGGGTCACGAATATTATCCTCCCGCACCTCACGCTTAACCTCAGCAACGGACGGGGCTTCCTCTCGAACAGTAATAGTTTTTCCAGTCGGAACATCTAGTTTGCCCGTAGGTATCTCAACTCGTTTTTGATTAAACGAAACGTCTGAAGCTAGTCGAGCGCGCCCCTCCTTACTCAGCTTCAGCCAAGCACCTCCCATCATACCCATCAGCAGGGTATCCATAGCAATACCCCCGTATAGTTCTCCTTCCGTCCGAGTAGCTTGATTAAGAAACAGTGCACCGTTTTGCACACCAGCCCCCGCCGCCCCTAGCGCAAGTATCTCGGCAAAAGCCATGCCGCCACGCGCCTGCCCAGTAAACGGAATGAAGGAGGTTGGAGATAAAATACCGGCACCAAGCGCGGCGACAGTTCCTCCCCAGCCCGCCGAAGCCAGAACTTCCTTATCCAAATATTCCTTCTTAAGTTTACCTACTTTAAAGTCAAACTCTTCTTTCGAGAGAGCGCCAGACAGCATGGGCATCCATTCGATCGGAAGCTGCTGTGCGTCAAACTCGGCCTGGAAATTAAACTCTGGATTCGGTTCAAAGGCTGGCCGGCTCACAAAGTCCAAGAGGTTAACCACGTCGTTCTCAAGGCCGAAGGCGGAAGACATGACTTGCTGAAAGGTCGGAACAAGTGCGGGAGCCTTCTCAGAATTAGGGAGGTAGATACTTTTAAACAGCGGGTCCATCAGTTTGCTCCGATCATTCTAAGAACAATTTTACCAGCCAGTTCGTCCGGAACCTTGAGTTCCTTTTCCACTAGCTTAGACAAAACGTCTGGGAGGTCCTCTTTGGAAACTCCTAGGGTAGCTTGGGAAAATTTCCGGACAAGAGCAGAGTCCGCGGTTAGCCGTTCTTCTAGAGTTTTAGCGAGTGCGCTAACGGTTTCATCCGAGTCTAGCCCGCCAATTACGGCTTGGTTGTTAATATGCCCCCGCTCAATCGCGGCCATTATAGCAGCGTGCTTCTGCTGTTGAACCGCGTAAAGTTTGTCGCTGAGCGCTGCTTGCTCCGGGCTGATGGTTATTCCGGTTCGTAGGCCGGCTATCTGGTCTGTGTTTTTAGTAACTTCCAGCAACCGCTTAAGTTGATCCTCCTGTCCCGCGTAATAATTAACGCTCTTCAGACTATTTTCTACAGCAGCATTTTCACGAATACTATCCGTCGCACTTTTCATGAGTTCGTCCCCGCCAAAGCGGCCTGGAAGAAGAATAGCTTCTCCAAGCGGACCTTTCCCGAGAACCTTATATGTTGGCGGCTTGTTCGCTCTAATATCTTCTTCAGTTTGTGCGTCGGGAACCAGCACGGCGTTATTACGTTGTGCCCCCGCTTGCTGCGCGAAGTCAGCAATAGCTGTATAGAGGTAGCCAAAGTCGGCGTCTTGCGCGGGGTAGTATTTCTCCGGCGGCCATTGCATAAGAACGGAGCGAGTTCCGCCGCCCTCACTTCCAAGTTCTTCGGGGGTCCAAGGAGTGATACTTAGTTGTGTTTGAGACACACCAAACCTATTTGACAGCGCGGCTTGCATATAGGCTTCGGCACCTTCGGTCGAGCCGGTTTTAAGAAAGCCGTCTCGATAAGCGGCGCCAGCGGCCCCCATAACCTGACCCTCAAGAGCGGGATTAACTGTAGAGTCAGGTGCCCAAGAAAGCCAGCCGTCCCACTGTTTCAGCACATCTTGGACAGTAGGATAAGTTTCTTTAAAGGACTTATACGCCTCAGTAGACAACTGGTTTTCAGTCATTCCAGTTCGATCTTTAGCCCCGGAGGCTTCAACATAGTCGTTGTAAGCGGCTTCGGGTGATGCCACTCGTTCCGCCATATTTTTATACAACTGCACCTTAGCGATAAGATCAGCATCGAAGTTGCTACGCTTTAAAATACTCGAGTCGCCCGCCATGGCAGAAGCGAGGAACGCCAGAGCTGTCCCCGCTGTTTTAGGATTACCAATAGCTGCGGCGAAAGCGTCAGAGGAGCCTTCTGGAAACAGCCGTGCTTGCTGCGCTGCCCAACCCAATCTTTTATACGCTTCGGGATCGTTGTTTACAATTCCGGCAAAGCCGTCTTCTCCAAACCACCGTCCGAACGCTTTAACTTGATTGGTGGAAAGCGGCGAGCCTTCGGAGAGGGAGCGTTGCACCGCGCCCACAGACGCCTCGCTTTCTCGAAAAACGGATTGACCGGAGTTATATCTAGCTTGTGCCTCGGCATCCCAATTCTTGTTCCCTTGCAGTGCCTCCAGCACCCCCGGCTCGTTTGAGTAACCGGCGTTGTATGCGTCGTCAAGAAACTGTTTTCTTTCTAAGGCCAGCTGGGAGCCCATAGCAACACGAACTTTCTCCGCCGCCGCCGAAGCCGCGTCAGAAAAACTCATCTTGCTTTCAAGACTTAACTCGGAAAATCTTGGGTCAGTCCACGGATTTGGCATATTCGCCGGACCTGTGCCCCCGCCAGCAAAACCCTTTTCTCCTGTCATCATTTCGATGAACTGAGCGTCGGGCATGTTACCGAGCCCCGCCCATTCTAGATCATTTGGGTTAGAACTGCGGGGTTTGCCCAATACGTCTCGGATAATCAAAAGTTTTCTAGGGTCGCCTGAGGCGAGGATTTCTCTATAAGTGGCGCCGGAGTAGTGACTATTAAATTGGGTCTCAGCCCAATTCGCCGCTACTCTATCCTGCCACTCAGGAGAAAAGTTAGGAACTTTGACTCCATATTTCTTTTCGTAGGCAGCTGAGGCAGCTCTCCAGGTGCCCAGGATAAATTGATAACGACCCGCAGCTGAGCTTTTACCCGGTGCCTTTCCGAACGCCGCAGGATGATCTTCATACCCCGTAAACTTAGTCCCTCCGTTCCATACGTCATAGCCGGGTGCCTCGTTTTTTGCGATGACATTTAGAACCGCTCGATCTCCTACAGGAAGACCAGCGGCTACAACGTCGCTACCATCATTGCCCTCACGGACGACGCCGAAACCTTTCGCGCCTTGTTCGACAATAGTGCCGAACTCCAGCCCTTGAAGTGTGGCACGACCGCGCTCAACGAACTGTTGTTTATCCTCAGCAGGTAGCGCCGTTTTATTAACCATCTCTTCCCAAGTGGCTTGCGCGTCCTCAAGCGTAGCCCCGCCGCCTTTAACCGCAGAACCCAAAGCGTTTAGATTGGTGCTGAGGTTATTTGTATCCGCGGTGTCGAGAAGAGTTAGTTCGGCTGAGAACGCAGACGCTACACGAGTCGCTCGGTCTTGGGAAAGCTTCGCTTTAACTTCTTCTTGAAACCGAGGAGGAACTGTTTTAAGAAACTCTGCCTCATGCTTTGCAAGCGTCTCGTCGTAGTCTTTTGTCATGCCAGCGGGGCTAGCCGACCTTCCACGAGAAAACTCGGCAAACTCAACCGCTCGATCTTTTTGATACTGAAGCAGCTGGGTATCGAGCTCCAGTCCTTTGGACGCTTGCGCCCGACGGTCGTAGATATTCTCAATATCAGTTTTAGAATTGAGATAGCCCATTCCTGCTTGCGCAAGTCTGTCAATAGCGCCGCCCAGGCCTGAGTTAGCGCGAGCCAATATCTCGCCTGAGTTATCAGATACGAGTTGAGTTTTCAACCCGCCACTTGCTCTAACGTCACCGATTGCCATTATTAAGACCTCGCGTAGCTGGGGGAAGAAAGAGACATTCGGTTACGTTTATAGTCGTTTACCATGGAGGCGCTGGAAAGGAAGGACGTAGGAATATCTAGCAAGGTAGAAAGGAGGCTCATCCTACCCGCGCGTTTTTGCGCCTTAGCCTCCGAGCGTTGTCCAGCGGCTTGACGCTTAGTGTTTTTAAGTTCGTTATCACGCTTTAGCTGTAGCCGGTCTCGATCGCGTAGGGCGACACTTTCCAGCCCGGTGCGGCGGAACAACATAGAACCTGTGCCGGCGTTTATCCCGCTTGCATCCATTTCCGCTTGAAGCCCCGCGATTTGCGCTCGCGCCGCAGCGTCCTGATCCGCTATGTCTTGATTAGCTGCAAAGGTTTCGCGAGACGCTTGCTCTTCTAGAAGCTTTGCATTGTTTGAGGCCACCGCAGCTTGATAGTTCGCGGATTGCATGGCGGAGATACCGCTAATCGCGGTTGCACCAGCAGTGAGGTAAGGCACCGCAGCCGTGAGAATAGGGGCAAGCTGTGCCATGTTAAACGCTCCGGCTGTAAAGTTTTCTGTTATAGGCTTCGTGCATTTCCACAAAGCCAAGGAAGGTTAGGAACCGCTGAGACCTAGTTTCTTCAAGGCACGCCTCGGCGTAGACTAGATCGGCGGATATAAGAAGCTGGAGATCAGTGAGGAGTCTTGCCGCCTGTTTCAGCAACGCCGGTTTAATTTGGAGTAGCTTAAACCACAACACTGGAGGCGCTAAGAAGCTACTACGCATAACACCCACCTGTCCATAATCTTCGTAGTCCCAGACAGAGGTAGTTACTCTCGCAACCTCGGGAGAAAGTTCTGGATGAACTTGTTTCCACATCTTATTCCCCCACGTCAAGATCGAAAGCAAAACCTATTATCCCGGCGGGAAGGGGATATTTTTGCTCGAAACAAATTTGAGCGTCTAGCGCCCAACCTCCACCACCCCAAAGTTCAATCGTGGTAAACTCACTAGTTGTGCCGAGTGGGTTGTCCCAAGCTTCCAGGCTGCGCGAAGGAAGTTCTTCAGCGTCTTCATACGTTGTTCCGATGGATAGCCCTCGAGTCCTAAGCGGGCGCAGCGTTACGCCACGCAGGGACAAAGGAAAGCCTCCAAGCACATAGTTAGGGAGGGAGAGGGGAAGCGTTTGTCCGCGGGACGAATAGCCAAGCCCCGCTACAACAAACGCCGCTTCGTTAACTATCGCCACCTCGCCGTCTACAACAACCGCTTCCTGCGTAGCATCCCCGTCATTCAGCACGCTAACCGTTTCTCCTTCTAGCCACCAGAGACCGGAAAGAGAGGAGACAACCGTATTATAACCCCAAGACCCCTCCTCGCTATACGCCACTCTTTTTTGATAGAAGCTGTTAACGACCGGTGCTTGCATAAGGGCGAGGTCGAGATACCCCACATTAACTTGCGTCACCCTAAACATTCCGCAGAATATGTAAATGATTTGTTCCTCAGCGGCCCAGCTTAAATCCGAAGAAGTAAGTGTCCAAACGGTATCATCGGAGAAGGTGTCAGTATCCCAATGAAGTGCTACCGCAAGTGCCGGACGAATTAACGGACGGCTCAGCCCAGCATCGACATACCACATTTTAGAGAAGCAAGTGTCGCCCCGCGGCATCTCCCGCTCAAGAAACATAACGTCGTGGCCTTGGATCGTCCTCCGCACAGTTTGGTAAGCGAGGTTATAATCGTCCTCTTTAATAACTTGGAGACGGAGGTATTCACCCTTAGTGCGGGAGCGGGTCCAACCATATACCTCGAAGTTCTTCTCGTAGGTTAGGGAGATGCGTTGCCCATCTTCCCGAATGAAGTAAAGTATTTTGTGCGGTTCAGGCGCCCAAGAAACATCGACGGCTTTATTACTCGGCCCGAACAAATGGCTGGAGAGAACTAGTATGTCCTGCATTTTAAAACTGTTAGTGTATTCTGTATACACCATCTGGTTCAACTCGCTGAAAAGCGAGGTCATAAAAAGCACGTCCATGTTGAGCGCGACGGGCTCAAGATCGCTCACGCTAACGTAGCCCTGCACTTCGGCTAAGGCGGATGTGGCAGTAAGAGCGGTGCTTTCTCCACCACGAAGTTGCGTTATCAAGTCGTCTGTGAAAAGCATCAAGCCATAACGAAGCGACAGCATATGTTTTATTGGATGCTCACTCTCGGAGTCGAGAGTGTAGCTGTAGCTGTCCGTAGCTACCGGAGGAAAGGCGATGGAAAAAAGGTTTTTGTTTTGGGAAACAGAGCCAACTACAGTAAGAGGTTCGTTGGCAAGTCCCGCGTAAACGCCACGCTGTTGAAAGCGTGTATAGACTGCGGGCCAGTTACTTCCGGCGAAAAAATCCACCGGGTTCGGAATAGTTTTAGTTCCGTCTGCTGTAACGTTTCTATCGACGAAGGTTGTGCCAGTGGTAAAGCCGACGTAGCTTAGTTGGACGCCGGCTGGATACGCCGCCGGATAGACGAGAGACCGATAGACGTTGTAGCGAGACGCTCCTGGAACCGCCGTCCAGGTCAGCGTGAAATAACCAGTTGTAGTTGTGTAGTCGATTATGGAAGTGGTTACGAGTTCGACGGACGACGCCGACTCCACACCATCGACAATCGCGGTAACGGCGAAACCAACAGAGGCAGCACCGGAGGCAGAGGCCGTTCCGGAGAGGCCTGTTGGCGCGGTTGGGAGGACGTTAGTGTAAGTCGTGAGGGACCAGTTATTATCCGCTATTCGAGTTATGAAAGTAGGACTTCTCGTATCTCTCGTGCAAACAACCCGACCGAGGTCTTGGGTTATTTTAAGATTGTCCAAGTCCGCGGCACTGAAGGTAGTAGCGAGTTCGTATACCGGCGCCCAAGTCACAGCACCATCCGGAACAACCTGCCCTATAGGGGAGGTTATAGTGAACGTGCCGCTCGTGCGGGAAACTACCTCGAAGTAGCCTTTAATGTCTCCAGCATCAACGTAAACAAGTTGACCGACGGCAAGGGTGTTGGTAGCAGTAACAACCCCTGCTGACATGGCTCCAGCAACCGGCGCCGTTGTTAGGACGAACTCCTCCTGACGAAGCACCCGCATTTTATTCACTGTGAAGAATAGAATAAGATCGGAGGTTTTCGCCCGGAAACTTTTTAGCTTATGCGTCTGCAAAGGGAGCATAGCAATGAAGGAAGACCCGCTTCTGTTCAGCAGTCCCCCGTGATAATCGACAAAAAAGTTTTCAGCCTCGGCCAGACCGAAGGGGTATTTTTGCAAGTCGAGACGGCCGTAAAACGCTGGGGATACTTCTCCGACAACAAAGGCGAAGGTTTGATTTTTCTGCGCCATGTCACAGACGCCCTACGCTGAAAGTGGAGGTAGGGTAGTAGTAACGGGCGCTTAGGTTGGGGTAGTTAAAGCCGGTTCCTGCGTAGAATGAGGGCGGGGAGTCAGTGTAAGTGTCCTGCCCGTTAGCAACATTGATCGCCGCTTGCGAAATTATTTCCAGCGTCTGCTGTTCCAGTTTCTGCGTAACCGCCATCTTTCCGTTTTTCTCCATATTGATGCTGGCGGCGAGCGCCCAGATCACACATCTATACAGGTCCGGTTCCCAATTAGCTGGAACTGGATCGTCTGCAGTGTAGTGGAGAATAGCGTTTGCGGTGTTTGAAGAAAGGGCTCGCACGGAGCCTAGTCTACTAATTTCAAACCGAGAATAATCTGCGAGAAACTGCGGCTGGAGTAGGTCGGAAGGAAGTTGGTAGGCGAATTTATTCCCAGGAAGGGGATTGTCGTTTATCCAATCTACATCTATGTCACGAGTTTGGAGAAGGGGAAGCCGCTTGGTTACGCGAAGGCTGCTCCAATGAACCGCCGTCATTACCGCGTGTCGTGCGACAGGATACCAAAGTTGAAGAAGCGCAGTCGCTTTTCCTGGACCCTCCGGGTCGGTTACAGTAGGGGCACTTCCTACGGCGGTGAGGGCTTGATTGAATAAGTTACCTAGAGTTTGCATCGCCCGGACACCTTTCGAGGAGGGTATAGATTAGGGGGCCGAAGCCCCCCAACCTGATTTTTATTCGTCCGCTTCCGCTGTCTTAGCATCCGCTCTAGAAAGAACCTTTGCGGAGGATGGAATAGCGTCGCTGTCGAGCAGCGCGGGGCCTACCTCGTGGTAAGTGCCTTCGGCGTCGTAGTGCGGTCGGATGAGTCGCACCCACGTTTTTCCGGCAGGGGCCGCTCGAGTAGCGATTTGCTCGTCTTCCTTCTCGTCCTTTTTCCTGGCAGCGGCTTCTTGCCGAGCCACCGTCGAGGCAAGAGAGGTTTGTTTGCCGCTCATTACCTATTCCCCTGTGCTGGATACGCACGCCAGTTACGAGCGTCCGCCGTATACTCGATCGAGATGGTGCCTCCAGTGTAGACGGCAACTCCGACCACCGCGCGAAACGCTACATACCGCTCCCACAAATCAGTCGACGGGATCGGCAGGAACAGATCGAACTTGGTCAGGCTGGCCAGCGAGATGCCAGTCTGCGTCCAGATAACCGTCGGCGTGGGCAACGCTTCGTCGTCGTCTGTGACAAGTTGGAGGGCCAGCGTCGGGGCACCGTCCGAGGTAGCACCTCGAACGTTAATGTCCCAGCCCGAACTATAGGGCGTAGACAGCAACCCCAGGTTTCGCTTCGGCCCGAAATCCATCACCTCTCCGATCACTTGCGTGGTGACGGTAAGAGTAGACAGATTTTTCCGAATAGCCGGCGAGAGAAGTTTGTCGATAATCATGGCATACCTCCTTATACAACCTTGGCTTCGTCAACACGCATCTGGTCCATGCGACGAATAGGAATTTCTTGGAAGGAGTCGACTCGCTTGCCACCAACTTCCATAACCTGCAGCGTCGAGTTCTTCACGACGTTGGGAAGTTGCTGCCGAAGTTTCGTCTTGATCGAACGGTCCATGTAGAAAACCGGACGACAGTTTTCCAGCGAAGGCAGATACTCCAGCGCCTCGAACATGAGGTCGGCGAGGTTAGCGCCAGTGTATCCGGTTACGGTGGGATCGGCGCCGAGAAGGCTGCGGTCGATGTTGGCGATACGAACGACGTAGCGATAGTCTTGAACCACAAGGCCCAAGTCCCAACGGTAGTGGGTGGAGTAGGCTTGGTAATAGCCATCCGCCGTCCCGTCTGCCGTCTTAGCAACAGAGCGCACTTCACCTTGGTCCTCCACAATCAGGCCCGCTTTGGAACCTTTGGGGAAGATGCCGTAGACAGTGTTAGGCGCCCAGCCTACCAGCAGGATCGAAGCATTGTCTGTGCTTGTCCCACCTGCGTTGATGATTTGCGAGCCGACGCCCGACGAGCCGGGTGTAGCGTTGAAGTGCGGCATGATGCCGGTAATCGCTTCAGGCGAGTTATCCTCGCTTTCGTAGAGAAGCGCCTGGGCAACTTTTTGATTGAAGCCCTCAACGTGCGCGGCGTCTTCTTGCAGCCGGAACCGCACGGTGTTGCCGTTGAGGTCGGCCAGAGCCTTGTCAACTTCCGAGTAGTCCTCAAGCATCCCGGTGCTCGCGGTAACTTGCGCGCGGGAACTCTTGGTCGGCTGGACGCCTTGATACAGACGACGCCAGGTCGGCGTAGGCAGTCCGGTGCGGATGCTGAAGCGGTGACCAGTGAGAAGGTTGCCCTCAACCCAAGTCATATCTTCGTAGAGTTGGTTAGTCTGTCGCAGCAGCTCCCCGAGATCCGTCACGGCATCATCAGGACCGAGAGCCTGAAGAAAGTCGTGGAGGGTCGGGTTATATGGAATATCAGGATAAACCGACATTCTTCACTCCTTGGTTTCTGGTTGATAGTGCCGTGCTAGCGAGTTCATTTAGTCCCCTTTGTTTGCGGAGGTGTAAATGTTCGCGCCGAGTTGTCGAGAGGGTTTAGCGCCCCCTTGACCTTGAACCACCCCGCCCTCCATATAGGGTTTGGCGAGACGGTGCAATACTTGAAGGATAGATGGATGGTTACCCGCGCCGGTAAGATCAAGGGCTTTGAAAAAGTCTTCGCCTGCTCCGATGGAAGTAAGGGCTTGAAGAACCTTGCCCGCCTCAGCGTCCGGGTTAGCCTTGAACTCGGGAAGTTCCTTAATCTGCTCGCGCCAGCCGTCGTTTGTTTTCGTCCACAGGTCCATGTTCGCCTGGGTCATTTGTTCGGAGACAGTTTTCAGGTTCTCCGAATACATGTCGATGAGTTTTTGACCACGTTCTTGCGAGGACAAATTTCTGTCGTCGAGAACTTCGGCAAAAGTTTTCCCGAGTTCCTCAGGAAGTTCCAACCCCTCGGGGAGGGTAAGAGCGGCGAGGTCGAAGGGAGCCGGGGGCTCGGCGGCCTCCGTTTTTTCGGCGTCCTCCGCTGGAACCTCCTCGGCCTTACCGGCCTCCGTTAGAAAAGTGGTAGCGGGGGGAGAGGGATCGGCAGCAGCGGCTTCTCCCTCTCCCTTATCTTCACCAGCAGCGACCCCCGAATTATCGCCGCCGGCTCCACTACCTTCTCCCTCCGCTTCGCGGAAGAAAGAAGCCCAAAAATTTTCAACAGGGTTAAACTTATTCATCGGAGGTAAGTTCCTCTAGCATGAGAGTGGGAACCATTCGGGGCTCCACTGAGGTTAAGATTTCCGCGAAGAAAAGACCCGCGGCCTGTAGTCCTTGGTTGTATGCGTTCTGGACGGGATTAACGTCGAACACAGAGGAAGGTGGAGTAACGTGGCAGATAGAGAGAAAGTGCCGGATCAACACACGAAGGTTGTCGCTAGCTTCAATCTCTCGAACCGCGAAGTGAAGCTGGGCTTTGAGAGCCGTGTCCCCTTCTTCGGGTTTTGAGTTGTCAGCCATACGTTATCCACCTCTCTTTTGAGCTTACCACGTTCGCCCGCCTATCGTCAACCCAAAAGAGATTGAACCGCATTAAGCCCTCCCCCAACATCAACGCTGCCCAGACTGGCCCCGGCGCTACCGAAGTTTTTAGCTACCTCGGAGGTTTGTTGCAGCTGGCTCATTTGGTTAGCGGCGTCAGTAGCTTCTTGCGCCGGTTCGTCCTCGTTAAGCACGCTCGGTCGGACGCCCAGCCCCTCGGCGTATTGTTTTACCACATCGAAGATATTGACCTTGGGTTGTGCCTCGGGCCAAGCGGGAATTATCTGCCCGACAAAGGCAGTAAAGCGTTCAAGGGTTGCAACGTCGCTAGCTTTCTGCACATCGGAGAGGATGTTGGAAAATTCGATCTCTGCCCCCTCGCCCTCAGGTAGATCAGGAACCAGCTTCTTACGCTGAAGTATCCCATACACCCGCTTTACGACTACGCCTATATCATCGAGATAGCTACGGTGAAGAACCGGACCGAGCACTACCATCTTTTCTTCACGCCTTGCGTCGATCTCAGTCGCGCTTCGCACAGTTTCAAGACTTGAAATCATGTCGAAGAGGTAGTTGAATAGTCCGTCCTTGATAGCTTGGACGATGCGTCCTCGCTTGATTTCAAGTTCTTGGAAGGGCATCTGGACGTTTAGCAAGGGGCGTGCCCCGCTATCCTGGCCGAGGTTGTTCGTGTAGGTTACTCCGTTAGCGCCGAAAGCTTTCGGGCGGTGCTGGAGGCTGGTGTGTGCGAGTATCGGCGGAGAGATCATCTTGTCCAAACCCTGGTCGGACTTGTATTCAAGGTTTTGGAGTTGAACGGCTTTACCGATTACGGAGAGAGTAGGCGGGACTCCGTAGGTGGAGTTATCCGGGCAAGACCAACGAAGAATGGCGACTGGCCATTCGTAAAGCGGTCGAGTAGCTAGGTAAGCAGGACGACCGGCTTGCGGGGCGGTGAACCAATATAACTCTCGGAAGGGGTGGTTAGTTTTAAGAACTCCGTCCTTCTCGTTTTTCTCGATTAGGTGAGAGACAACGTATGGGGTTCGAGCGGCGGCTCCCCCTTTCTGCGCCCTCTCCAGCATGTCAGGCGTAAGAGCGTCCTTGCCAAATTCGTCTAGAATGTCTCGAATAGACATGCGAAATTCTCTCGAGAATTTTATAACATTGTTCGCTGCGTCAGTGGTTATATGGTAAGAACCAGGCGGGCATACGGTGAATTTGCAAATGAAGTCTCGGTCCTCGTAGCACAAGAGGGCGCCGGTTCCAATGCCGCAACCATCGTAGACTTGCTCCGCGCGGCTGTCGTAGTAGTTAGTGCCCGCAAGGGTTTCGAGCAACTTGGTTCGGATAGCTGAATGGACGAGGCTTACTCCAGCGTCCGCTTCCTCATACGGCTTAGTGCCGGGCCGTTTTATGTTGAGCCATTTTCGCGCGGGGGAAGTAACTCCGTTCATAAAACCCGCAGCGAGGACCAGCAAGGCGAGCGCCGGTTCCCCGTCCAGCATCTTTGGATTTACAATTTTGTCCGGCTCATTCGTGTAGACGGGAGTTGTCCCCTGCAGATGGGTGTAGAGGAAGGGGTAGAACCCCTCGTTAAGTTTCCGCCAAACGGGAAGCCACCGCTGCTGCTCGTTCTTAGCAGCTTGTAGAGTATCCCGGCTAACTTTAAGCTGCTCGCTGATCATTGGTTACCTCCCAGAAAAAGGATTAGTTTGGGGTTTTCCGGTTGGCTGGGAGTTCGGTGCCAGCGCCCCCGCCTGCACCTGACTTTGGATATTATTACCCGCTGTTTTGAAAAACTTTCCGAGGAAGGAGTTACCTTGCGTTGCTCCTTGGTCCCGGAAGAAACTGGCGGTAGTGGAGGCGTATGGAAGATTGACCTCTTCGATTTTCGGCGTTTTCATCTTACTGCCTGTGTTGGGTTAAAGGTTTGTTTAGTTACTTGGGCGTAGGGATTTGTTTCAGTGTAGCTGTCGCCTTTTGCCGCAAGCCCGCTTTCATGGCTAGGTAGCGGAGCGAAGGCCTCGTCGAGGTATGGATAAGCGAAGGTGATAGCGATTGCGTCAGCGTCGTCCGGGGAGATGCCGAGTCGACGGCGGAGATCCTTCTTACTTTCTAGCTGCAGCTTAACGTCACCTTGGTAGGTGTAAGTTGGTGCGGTAAGTTGCGCGGACAAACCTTTACTTTCGTTTCTCGCATCGTCCGGAGGAAGGCAGCCGCCTTTTTTAAGCCAGTCGCGCAGCCGCCCATACATCTCCGCCCGCTTATTCATGTATTTTTCTGACGAGTCGTTATCCGGGGAACTTGAAAAGTCTACTCCATAGACGTTGATACTCATTAGTTCGAGCTGGTCGAACACGCCGCCGCCTACACCGCCAGTGTCTACTACCAACGCGGCGAGGTTCGCTCGCAGATACCACTCAAACGCCCAGCGAGCGACGGCCACCGTGCTTTGCCCTTGTATAGATTGCCAAGGCCGCGTCGAGGCGTTACGGCCCTGACGAAAAGCTAGAACGGAACTATCTGGACCAAAGCGAGCAACGTCAAGGCCGCCAATGACCGGAAGGGCTTCTTGCCCCTCTGGGGCACGGGCCTGTGCTTCGAGAACATCCTCCAGCGCGATGAATGAAACAGCGTCAACGCGAGGGAAGACCCCGCGAACGCGAACACGAACGAAGTCATGGTCCTCGCCATAGTCGTCTACCCAGGCTTGAAGCTGGGTTTTGTTGCTGATTTTAACTGTGCGCGAGTCGATCGCGCGAGTGTGCCAGCGATGCTCGAACCTACCGCCGGGAAAACACTCACGAAACCGTCCGGAGTTTTTCGTTGGGTTTCCGAACGCACACCAGATGATCTGGGTGTTCGCGTCGGTCATGGCGCCTTCGGCCACTTCCCAGATAATATCGTCAATCTCGGAGGCTTCGTCGAAGATGAGTAGAATACGCTTGCCGTGGTTGTGCAAGCCGGCGAACGCGGCGGAGTTCTTCGCGCTCCACGGAACCATGTCCACACGCCAGGTCTTCTCGTGCAGCGGGTCGATCGAGAAGCGGGAGGTGGCCGTCATCTTGAACAGGTCGCGAGTGATAGATAGGCGATGCCACTTAGCCAGCTCTGCCCACGTTGTTACCTTTAGCTGGGTTTCAGTGTTGGCGGTGACGCGCCCACGGCAATCTACCTCGGTAGACATTGCCCAATCTATGATCCAGGCGACCAGGGCGGATTTGCCGATACCGTGGCCAGAGGTAGTTGCTTCGAGGATAGGGGACGCTACATACTCCTCTCCAGAAGACAGCGCCTTTTGAATAGCTTCGTCTACCGTAACCACGCCGTCTCGAATACTGCAAAGCACCTCGGCTTGCCAGATGTCAGGCCCGTCGTATTTTGCAAGTTCCCCTTTCCCCCATTCATACGCTCCAAGGACAAAAGCGTAGGGATCGTTGCGAACCGAGGCGAGCCACTCGATCAGGGCATAATGATCGTCGTCCAGCATTATTCTTCTTCCGCTGGAGTAACGTCGATTATGGTGGCGTTAATGCGGCGTGTGGCCTCGGCAAGCCTTTCTGCCAGCCCTACCTTTACATTCACCTCGGTTTTTTGAGAGGGTCCGTGGCCGGTTCGATCGGCGCCCACCTGAACAATTTGCAGCACCAACGCATCGCTCATATCTTCCGGCTTGTCCTCCATCCGACTTTGCAAGATGGAAGCCGCGTCGAGGGCCAGCTCCGACAGCTTCGCTTGGAAGTCTACAAATTCTTCGTTGACGATGGACTGGTAATGAGCGACAAGTTCCCGGAAGCTAGGGTCCGCGAGCAGCACGCTCATTCTACTTTGCGAGTAGCGTTGCAGGATCGCGGCTTCCCCCGGCTTTCGCCCTTCCGCTATCAGCCGCGCAAGCGCGTGATGCCGCTCGCGAAACTCTTTAATCTGCGGCGCTTGCACCCCCTTTTCCTCAAGAAGCGACTCCACGTCGCCCATCTCAAGTTCCCGCTCCACCTCCGCTATCAGCGGCTTTTTCGCCCGTCCAGTCGTTCTTAATCCAAGCGTCATATCGAGGGTTCCTTGCTGGCTCCGCCTACTCTACCACGCCCGCGCTCGCGGCGCAAGCCCGGCTGTTTACGGTATGGCTGGTGCATAGTGTGAAGGAGCCATACAGTTGGAAATTACTCAAATATTTGCGCGGGGCCTCCCCCCACGCGCGAGGCCCCGGCACCGGCGAACCCACCCCCTCGGCGTTGTTAGGGAGACGGGGATGTGTTGCTGGTAGGGCACAGGTTGGACCAGGATCAGCGGAAAGAAAATTCAAATTGGGGCGAGATAGGATGTTGACAAATTTTCCGCAACGATTATATCGAATGTATCGGCGCCACAATGACGCTGATCTAAAGGAGTCCTAGTTATGGAAATGTTTAATCTTGAAGTCCCTGTCGCGTCCTTGCGTGTTGAAAGCCGGGGCGTGTTTGTTGACGTGCCGGTCGTGGACATTCCGCATGATGTGTTGCGGCAGGTCGTGTGGCACGGCATCAAGCAAAAGGTGGCGGATGCCGCTAGCAACGCCACGATGCTGATCTGGCAAGAAGTGAAAGGAAAGGATGCGCCCAAGCCGAGTCGAGATCAACTGAAGGATTTTGCCGAGTCGCATGAAAAGGCAATCCAAGATCAGACGCTGGCGCTGATGCAAAAGGCAGCGGATGCTCTGCTGGCGGGACAATGGCAGATCAGAACGCCCGGTGACGGAACGTCAACCAAGTGGACCGACGAGCAATCCTTGGCGTTGGATATTGCGAAACAAGCGTTGCAAGCGGTCTTTGTCGCGGCACTGGCCAAGCGGAAACCCGGCACCAAGCCGACGGCGGCGAACTTTGTCGCGCTGGATCCGAAGATCGCGGCATATTTCAAAGCCAATGAAAAGCGCCCGACCTGGGATGATGCCGCGATCATGGGGTGGATCGGTAAGCAGAAAGAAGCCGGGACTCGCGATGTGATGGAAGAAGCGCAAGCGGAATTGGCGCGCCGCGAAAGCGCCATGCCGGACCTGTCGGATGATCTTGACGAGATGTTGAACGACATCTGATCCGATAATAGCCAATCAAACCGCCGGTCCCGCAAGGTTCCGGCGGTTTTCTTTTGTCTGGTGGTGCTGTGATATGGGCGCATAGGCGGGCGCGTGACGCCCTAATCGCGTTTAGGCGGTGTTTATACACGCCGACCCGTTCCGCCCGCCACGCGCCCGCCACGCGCCCGCCACGCGCCCGCCACGCCACACCACATCCCGCCCCGCCCCCGCCGCGCGCCGCCCCGCCCGTCCAAACTCATACCCCACATATCTAGGCCACCTATCTCCCGCCCCGCTCATTCCACCCAGCGCTGGCGCGCATGTCTGAAAAGCCCTCGTTTTGCCAGTTTTGGCGCGAATTTGAAACGTTGCATAGTTTCGTATGGCTCCTGTATATTATGTAGGAGCCATACTTATCTCGGCGGAAATTGTTTTTTATTGAGTTTTTTTTTTTTTTTTTTTTTTGACCTCTCAGAAAAAAACGGTCCAGTAAGGTATGGCTCCTACCGATTGTGAAGCAGCCATACGAAACCCCGCAACGTTTCCAAAAACCCCTAAAACCACCAATAGTCCTGCATTGCAGGGCTACTTGCTAGGGCGGGCAGCTTTGGACAGCGGCGTAGGACCGCCAGTTAGCACTACCGGCTATCGCCGCCTTGGACGTGGCGGAAAGTCCTGGCGCGATGTGGCCATACCAACTCACAAGCGCCGTTGACAACGCGCAACGCGCATGGTAAACCGGGATTGCGGCGCGGATTGCGTTGCGGCGAAACTTAGCTCGCATGATACTAGGCGAAAATGGAGTCCAAAGCATGTCTAACTATAAAGCAATATCCGATCTCAACGTCCTGATTGATCGGATGCAAATCTGGATCAAACACGAACAACAACCGCTGACCTATGGTTCGTCCGCCTAGACGCTGGCGGAAATGGCGGTTGAGTTGGCACGTATCGCCAAGGAAACGACCGAGTAAGATTGTATCGGTGTGGGGCAGGGCGACTTGCCCCCATCCCATGCAATCCCGCATGATAATGGAGTCCAAAACAATGCTACAGATTGACCTCTACCCGGAAGATGCGGCAGAGCTTGTGGGAGCACTTGGAGTGGCAATAGTCGTTTTTAACGGGCTTGAGAGAAACCATAAGGGCAGTTTCAAGCGAACGTTTCGTCAACACATCGAACGGCTTGTGCCCCTTCAGCAGCAAATCACTTTGACCTACAACGAGGTGGTGTCATGACTTTTCAACCCTCCGATACCAGAGTGCTTCGCAAGCAGAGCTTTGCATCCTGGGAAGAGATTGTCGAGGCCGTGCTACTTAGGCGGCGCCAGATTAAAGCGACGCTAGAAGAACGGAAAGACTGGTTTGTTATTCAGAATAACATCGGGATGGAGGAATAAGATGCAACAACTTGACCTGGAGCGGTTTCATTCCGCCTGCACCGACGTTATTCTCGGCGCGAAAGCTTCCAAGGCACTCAACTACGCCGTTGGATATGCGCGCGCCGGGATGAACCTAAGCGACGCCGAGTCCATCCGCGTTCAGTGTCTTTACATCCTAAACAACATCACCCACTGGCGCGGAGATACCGCCAAGCGGGCTCGCGCCGTTTTCAAGGAGTTTGCAGCGTGATTAGCTTCAACGAAAGATATGCCAAGGCGGCTGGGTTGCTTCCAACCTTTCTCGATGAAGGTGACCCCCGTCCGGCCCAAGTGCAAATCCACGAAGCCTATGCGCATGGAGGTGGCTGGAACAAGTTCGAGGGCTTCGACGTGAACGTCGATCTGGAGGACCCAGAAGATAGCCTCCTGCTCTACCCCGACGACCCGCCGGTGCGAGCGGTAGCTTACTGCCGCTTCCGTGATGAGTTGATCACCCTGTTTGAGCATAGCTGGTGCGCAATAACTCAACTGGACGGAACGTCGGAAGTGGCGCGGCTGGATTAAAACGAAACCTGCGCAAGCAGGTCGTGGGGATTGACATTCCCTGCCTGATGAGTTTGTCACAATCTTAGGAGTCCAAACATGCAAGGATCGTTCGCCCTGGCTGTCGCCGCGTTGTTTCTCGCGCTGACGCTCCCCACCGTCGCTTGGCTTGAAGGATTTAAGCAACAAGTGATGCAATCCTGCCCGCAAGAGATCATGGAGTGCCCGAAATGAACCTATCCCCTGAAATGGAGCATCAGAAGAACCACTTCCTCAACTACGGTTTTTCTTCCTGCCCACTCTCCGACGAACAGCTATGCGAGTTGGAGCGGCGGTGCGTCAACCACGATTTCATCTACGGTATCGGCTGCGATGTGAACGCAGGAGTTGACTTCGAAGTGGCCGTTCTCCTCGTCCACGAAATTTACGGGGAGGAAAGCTACGCGCCGGGAAGCCACAGTTTCATCGATGAACGAGACTAGCTAACAGAGCGGCGGTGTTTAATCAGCATCGCCGCTTCATTAGTGAGTTTCAACCCAGCTAAAGGAGCTACACAATGAAACTACCGTTCGGTTACGAGATCATCTTCGGAAAAGTTAAAATTCCGCAAGAAACGCAACGAGATTTACTCGACGCCGTTAACGAGGTAAATACGCTGTGGACTCAGGCGCGAGCCCAAAAACTTTATCTGTCTCTCTGGTTAGATTGGGAGAAGAAAGAGCTGCTTGTCACCACTATTGATCGAAAAAAAGTGGCGGACGAGCCGGTGGAGCCGAAGAAACGTGGGCATAAAGTAGCTACTAAGCCGGCAATAACGCTCGGCAGCGTAAATTAAATCAAAGGAGCTACCAAATGGGAATTAACTACAGTAATCTACCCGAACACATGCAGGACGGTATGAGGCGGTATATCGAACATGGGATACTTCCAGGAAGTTTCCTTACCGCAGTTCTGGCGAATAACTTAATGATGGCTGTTGGCCATGCCGACAGCATCAACCTGACCCGGTTGCAGAACTACCTTCGTTTTCTTTACGAAGAGGCGCCATCAAGCTGTTACGGCTCCACTAAAACAGTTAGAGAGTGGCGTGAGTCCGGCGGGCTTGCTGGCCAGGGGCGTCTTTAAAAAATGGCCAGCTACTCCAAATCAGTCAAGTCCTACGTGGACGTGCATCAAGCTTTCGAGGCCGCCGGGGAAACCGGCGGTATTCTTCTCTCCTTCGACACGCCTCAGCGCGCAACAGTGTGGGCGCAGCGAGCTAACGCCTATCGCGTTTTGCTTCGCAAGCAGAACGAGGCGGCGGGGCGGGACCACGCCTGCGAGTTCGATCACCTCATGGTTCGGCGCCCGAAGGAAACGGCGCAGGTTCTTATCGAGCCGCGAGGTTTCAACTTCGTAGCAACTACTCTCGAGGGCGCCCCGGTTACGTTTAGCAAGAAAACCCTATCCGGTTCTGTCCCTACTCCCTACGAAGTAACTTCGGGGGAGGAGGATCTGGAAAGCTTCTTCGAGGGCCTCGAGAAGGACAAGAAGAAATGAAGAGATACCCGATCGGCTACGCGGGGCCAGACGTGTATGCTGCACTAACGGAGGGGGAGCGTCTAGCCTGGTTCAACCCCGATACCAGCAGCTACCATCACTTCTTCCTCGAGCGGATGGGCCTTGACGTTTTCCGTCTCCGCGATAGCAACGAGCCGTTCTTCTACGTTGGTTCTCACTTCGAGCTGACCCAACATATATGGAGCAAGCTAACCTTGCGCCGCATCTCCCCCGGTTACGAAGAACGTGTAACGGCACTTCGCCTCCTAAGCGCGCAAGAGGTCGATGACCTACTTTCAGACCTGTAACATGGATGATATAATGATTATCGTCCTCTGGCTTGCGGCAGCGGCCGCGCTCGGACTTTGCGGAACCTTCACCTGCTACCTCATCATCATCTTACTCAGTTAGGGAACACCATGGATACTTTAATCGGAGGAATACCAGTAACGGCTCCTCTATGGCGCGGCGCACCGCGGGATAAACTTCTCCGCATCATCGAGTTGATGAGTGATGCCAGTTATCACTACGCCGATGATAGCGGAAAGGAGTGGGGACGTGCTCGCGAATGTAAAAACGAGGCCGCCGCGCTAATCAACCAACTCCGGCTCGACTATGCCGCGATCAAAGTTCTTTACGAGGAAAGGCAACAGCTTGTATCGTTCGAGAACCTCGTCGACGCCGTTCTAAAGGATGCCCGGAAATGACCCACCAATGGACTCCCGAACAGTCCGCTATCTTCGAGGCGGCTCGCGATACCTCCGACAACCTCCTCATCGAGGCCCTGGCCGGGGCGGCAAAAACCTCCACCCTCGTTGAGCTCTCCAAGTTGTTGCGAGGCAACACCCTCTCCCTCGCCTTCAACAAGAAAATTGCAGACGAGATGCAGAAGAGGATGCCTCAGAATGTTCAATCCCAGACACTTAACTCCCTCGGACACCGTGTTTGGTCGCAAGCCCTGGGAGGCAAGCGCCTTATTTTATCTTCTTCCAAACTCCACCATCTCCTAATTGAGGAGATCGAGCTTGCTCCGTCCGAGGAACGCACCCACCTATACGACACTTTAGGCGATCTTGGCCGTTACGTCAGCGGCTCCAAGAATCATGGGCACGTCCCTGACTCCCTTGTGAACGGCCTCGGCGCTCGTCTATCTCGTCTCATGTCAGACGACGAGTTTTTCGAGATGCTTCCAGAGGAACCTACCCCGTCGCAGATCGACGTAATGCTCAAGGTGCTACGGCGTTCATGGGAAATGGCCCTCGAGGGGAAGATCGACTACGCAGATCAGTTGCTTATGCCAACTGTCCTTCGTTGCTCCTTCCCCATCTTCTCCAATGTCCTCGTGGACGAAGCGCAAGACCTGTCCGAGCTAAATCACGTCATGCTGTCCAAGGTATCCAAGCGCCGTTGCATCGCCGTGGGCGACTCCCTTCAAGCTATCTACGCTTTCCGAGGAGCCCACACCGAAGGGATGCCTCTGCTTCAGCAGCGGTTCAACATGCGCACCCTCCATCTATCTACAACCTTCCGTTGCCCTGAAAGAGTCTGCGACCACGTTAGGCACCATGCGACTCGCATCCTCCCTTGGGACAACAACCCAAACAATCCGGGGAGCGTCCTCTACCGGACCTCCTGGGAAATGAATGATATTCCAGATGGCTCCGCCGTCCTCTGCCGCAACAACGCGCCTCTATTTCGCTTCGCCCTGCGTATGCTGAAAAAGGGGCGGCGTCCGAACCTCTGGGGACGTGATGTGGGCGCGGCGCTTATCAAGGTGATGGAAAGCCTCGGCCCGATCAACATGAAGCGAGCGGACGCTGTTGTGGCGTTAGCTAGGCACCACTCAGAGAAAGGAGCAAAGCTAAAGCGAAACAGTGCTAAAGTAGCCCTCGCCGAACGAGTTGAGTGCATGGCTGTTTTTATAGAAAGCGCAGACAGCCTCGGCGGCGCCATCGCCCTGGCAAAGAACGTGTTTAACTCCAACGGCAAGGTGGACCTCGCCACCGGGCACAAAGCGAAAGGAGCAGAATGGCCTGACGTATTTATCCTTGACAACTATCTTATCGGGGATGATGGGCAAGAACTAAACCTCGCCTACGTCCTCGCAACTCGCGCTCAGCGCAACCTCACCTACATCGACACCGACGGTTATACCGGCTAAAGGAGATTACCATGATTGCTTTTTTCGACACTGAAACCACCGGGCTACCCAACAAACGCTCATCACAACTTGAACTCCAACCGCACGTTCTCCAACTCGCGGTCAGTCTTTACGACGCAGAACGCCGTCCGGTGTTCGAGCTATCAACGCTCGTCGCCCTTCCATCTGAGGCGAAAATAGACCAAAAAGCCCAGGAAACCCACGGTATTAGTTTCGCCCAGACGGCTCAATACGGAGTAAGCACCGATCAAGCCACTCAACTCCTCCGCTTTGCCTTCGCCCGGGCCGAGGTTGTCGTCGCACACAACCTTCAGTTCGACGAAAAACTCCTCACCTTCGAGACGACCCGAACAGGGCGCCCCTCTCTTTTCGAAGGAAAGCGTAAGTTCTGCACGATGGAGGCGACTATCCCCCTCCTCAAACTTCCCCCAACGGAGTCAATGATAAAATGGGGTCACGGAGATAAGTTCAAATCTCCCAAACTCTCCGAGGCCTACCGCTACTTATTTAACGAGGACTTCGAAGGCGCCCACGACGCTCTGGCAGACACGCGCGCTTGCGCCCGTGTTTACTTCGAGTTGGTTGATCGAGGTCTCGACACCAACGGTTACGAAGGTTAGATATGGCTGCTTCACACTGTGAATAAACCATACAGCACTCACAATCCCGCTTGACTCTTTCCGCGCCACGTTCTATATTCCATGTGTGGCGCGGGACAACCCCGGCCTTTTATCCCCGCGCAATCCCGCGCAACCCACAGGAGCCTAAAATGACCACCAAGGAAATTACCATCGCCGGCAGCACGTTCTCCGTCTCGCAACCCTACGTCGAAGGCCATACCATCACTGAGGCCGAGGCCAAAGCCCTGAACCAGGTTCGCGCGGAAAATATCCGCAACAACATGGCCTCCAAGGTCAAAGCGGCGACTGAGGGCACCCAGAAAGAGGGCGAACCCGATGCCTCCACCATCGCCCAGGCTGTGGCCGATTACGACGCCAACTACGTCTTCACCCTCGCCTCTGTCGGCGGTGGACGGAAGCCTTCCGATCCGGTCGAGGTCGAGGCCCTGCGCATCGCTCGCGGCACCTTCTCGGATTGGGCGGCGTCGAAGAAACTCACCGTCAAGGCGATCAAGGAGAAGATCGGAGACGAGGCTTACGAAGCCAAGCTGGCCGAGATTGCCGAGCGCGACGACGTTGTGAAGGAAGCTCGTCGTCGGGTGAAAGCCCGTCAGGCGACCGCCGAGAGCGCCATGGGTGACTTGGACCTGGGCGAACTCGACGTGGCCTCGCCGGAGGAAGCGGCTGCGTAAGCAGGACTACCTGGAGGGGGACACAATTCCCCTCCAGTCTTTCGTTCTGCAAGCGGACTCCTCCTCCCAGAGTTGACGCGCGGCTTGGACTCCCCGCTTGCCGCTTGCAGAACCAAGGACTGGAACCAGATATGAGCAGCCCCGATCTTACCTTCCTCCTTTTCAAGGCTAACGAGGCCGAGATCGGTTTATCCGTCGTAACTAACAACCCTCAGTTACTCCGAAACCAACTCTACGCCGAACGCAAGCGCCAAGGCTTGACGAACCTAACCTTTATCCAGCCTCCGGTAGACAGCGACACACGCCTCTGGATAGTAAAGAAGGATAAGAAAGCCTATGGCACGGACTAAAACCGAAGAACTCAAAAAGCACACGCTTAACCTTCGAGATGGGGACATGGAACGACTAGCGGAGCTCTTCCCCCGCTTCCACCCCTCCGTGATGGTTCGGCGTATCGTCAGCAAATTCGTAGACCATTCTCACAACGTCGAAGAACAGAAGATAGCTTCCGACGACCTCGACCTTTAAGGAGTCCATGTCAATGTCAGACGAAACCCCGATCGCGGAGCTTATGGCTCGCGACCCGCTTCTACTCTCTGCCCAGGACCTCGACGCGATCATTGCCGATCTTCGCAAGTCCCGGCTCCGCTTTGTCCAAGCGGACGACAAGAAAATCGGAACTCCCGCTGCTCGGAAATCAGCGGCGCAGAAAGACCGTGAGGCGAGAGCCAAGGTTCTCAACGTCACCTCGCTCGACGATCTGTTCAAGGATTTGTGAGTCATGGGAGAGATGTCAGTTATAAGCTGGTTGGCGTGTAAAATCGACCAGCTCGAAACCGCGGGACTTATGCGCGATGAGGTTGCTATCGCTCTCACTGAGTATCAAGAACGTAAGCTTAAAGAAGAGTTGCAAGCACTCACTTTTTACGTTCCTTGCTCGGTGCATCATTCTGAATATTACGGCTGGCGTTTGATCGTTAAAGGGGATAACTCATGACCGAGCTTCTTTCCTTCAACGACTCCGGCTTCCAATACGCTTGGGACTCCACGTCGCTAAGTAGCTTCGCCACCTGCCCCCGCAAATATTACTATTCCATGCTGCAGGGCTGGACCTCCGTAAACAAGTCCGTTCACCTCATCTTCGGTGGACACTACGCTTCTGCTCTCGAGCACTTCCACAAGCACCGGGCAGCCGACATCAGCTACAACGATGCCGTTCGCCTCGTCGTCCGTGAGGCTCTCGAAAATACATGGGACCGGGAGGCGAACGCTCCACAAGACTGGATGCACGCAAGCAAAACCCGCGACACTCTCGTCCGTTCCATCGTTTGGTATCTCGAGCAGTTCAAAGACGATCCGATGCAAACCGTCATTCTCTCCGACGGCAAAGCCGCGGTGGAGTATTCCTTCTCCGTCAACCTCTCGGAGGACTATGTATATTGCGGCCACATTGACCGTCTCGTAACCTATGGCGACGCAGGCGACGTATATGTTCAGGATCAAAAAACCTCCGGCGCCCAAATAACCCCTCGCTACTTCCAAGGTTACTCTCCTGACTACCAAATGACAGGCTACACTTGGGCCGGCCAGATCATCTTCTCCACCCCTGTCAAGGGAGTCGTGATTGACGCCGCTTACGTCGCAGTTGGCTTCACCGCCTTCGGGCGCCAGCCTGTCACTCGCAGCGAGAAACAACTGGAAGAGTTTCGCACGGAGGCCCTTTACTACATCAACTCCGCCAAGCGTTGTCACGAGGAAAACTACTACCCAATGAACCGGACGGCTTGCGGTAACTACGGTGGCTGTGAGTTTCGTCAAATCTGCTCGGCGGTTCCCGGCGTCCGAAGCAACCTTCTCGAAGGCGAGTTTAAGAAACGGGATCGTTGGGACCCCTTACAAAGACGTTGAGTGGAGTAAAATAATGCCCAAAGGTAAAGACCCCCTTAACTACTCCGACCCCGGGTGGCACAAGCGACAGGAGCGCTGGCGACACTGTTCTTTTCTCGGTCACTGCGCCATGGGCCGACAGCACATGCGAGTTATATCTGTAGCCGAAACGACAACCTCGCGCAGCAAGCACTTAGCAACTCACATCAGCGGCCTTTTACAGGAGCTCGCAGAAAGTTTGAAGGAACGAGTTGATGACTAAAGCATCCTCCCTCCACGCAAGCGGTAAGCCCGTTCGCGCTCTCTACATCGGTGATAGCGGCAGCGGCAAGACCGGCTCCCTTATCTCCCTACTCCAGGCCGGTTACAATATCCGTATGCTAGACCTGGATAACAACGCCGACTCCCTCATCCAGCTTTGCAAGCACCTCGACCCGAAACTTCTTGACCAGCTGGACATTATCTCCGTCCGGGATAAATTCCGCGCTTCCCAGATGACAGGTCTTGAAGTCGCCGGCCAGCCAAAGGCTTGGGTAGACGCCCTTAAATACCTTAACAAATGGGACGACGGCACCAGCCTTTCAGAATGGGACGCGAAGACAATCTTCGTCCTCGACACCCTTACTTCCGCTGGACGCGCCGCTTTCCATTGGGCCAAGGGCATGAACCCAACATCAAAAGACCCGAGACAATGGTATGCTGCTGGTCAAGACAGCCTGAAAACCTTGCTTGAACTCCTCACCTCACCCGAGTTTACCTGCCACATTCTCGTCCTTTCTCACATCGACCTGGTCGAGCGCGACGACGGTTCTATGAAAGGCTACGCCTCCTCCTTGGGCAAAGCTCTTGGCCCCCAAATCGCCAAAGTATTTCCCACCCTCATTATGGCAGAGACTAAAGGCAGCGGGACTAACGTGAAACGCACCATCACCACGCTCCCTACCATGATGATAGACCTGAAAAACCCTGTCCCATTCGCCATTGATGCTCGCTATCCTCTTGAAACTGGATTAGCCAGCATCTTTACTGCGCTAACCGCAGTTTAGGTTCAGTAGCACCTACCTACAAGCTACCTCAACCTGATCATGGAGATCAACAACATGGCCGCTAACTTTATGGACGCCCTCAACACCAAAGCGTCTGAAATCGAGAAACCGAGTCTGATGCCGGAAGGCACTTACGTCTGGGCGGTGAACAAGCCGCACAAAGAGTCCACTTCCAAAGACGGCAAGTGGTTCACCATTGAAGTGCCCTGTGTTCCCAAGTTTCCCTACGAGCCTGCGGAAGATGTGGACATGGAGGCCGTAGCTGAATACGGCGACTTGAAGGCGGGGACTAACTCCATCCGCTTCATGCTGGACACAACCGCCGAGGGCAAGGTGGACCAAGAGAAATTCCTCTACAACATCAAGAGGTTTCTTCTCGACACCCTTCGCGTGGAGGGAGACGACGACGCCACGATCAAGGAGCTTCTGGGCAAGATGATCGGGGCGGAGTTTGTCGCCCAAGCCTCGCACCGCTACGTCCCCGACCGGGACGAGACTTACTGCGACGTGAAGAATTGGGCTCCGATGGAGTAAGTTAATCCAGGGCGAGGGGAATAATCTCCTCGCCCACACCTTTCACGCTCGAGGCTCACTCATGCTCACTGGTTCCTTTTACTCCTTCCCTATCTCCTCCATTGTAATAACGCCCGAGCGTCAGCGGAAGGAACTCACCGGCATTACGGAGCTGGCGGAGTCTATCCGCAGTCTCGGCCTTATTCACCCCATTGTAATAACTCCCGACGGTGTTCTTGTCGCAGGCGAACGTCGCCTCCGAGCGCACGAAGAACTTGGTTTCACGCACATAATGGTGCAGTTCACCACCGACCTCCCTCGCGAAGAACTCGAGGCTATCGAGCTCGAGGAAAACGTAAAGCGGAAAGCCCTGCATTGGAGAGAAGAAGTCGCCGCTGTTACTCGCTTGCATCAGCTTAAAACCAGCCAAGACGCCGACTGGTCTCAGGCGGACACAGCTAAACTTCTTTCTGTCTCCCCCAATGTAATAACCAACCATCTCCTTCTTTCCAGTTTTGTGAAAGCGGAGGAGCCGCTGGTCCTTCAAGCCGATACCTACTCCACCGCTCTTAACATCTGCCTTCGTAAGAAGCAACGGGCAGAGGCTGAGACTGATAGCTACGTAGACGCCGCCTTCGATGAAATCTTTTCCGCCCCGGTTTCTATCTCCCCGGACGCGAGAAAGGTGTCTAAGGAAACTGAACTACCGTTGCTTCCCTCGACACAACCCAAGCTTCCCTACCTCAACGTCAACTTTCTAGAGTGGGCGGCCACTCCTTACTCTGGACTTCGGTTCAACTTTATTCATTGTGACTTCCCTTACGGGATCAACTATGACAAGCACAATGGCGGGGCCACTGGCCTCTTAGGAAGCTACGCCGACACGCCTGAGCTCTACCAAAATTGTCTCGACGCCCTTAAAACTTGTATGTCAGACCGCGTAGCTGAGTCCGCTCACATCATGTTCTGGCTATCCGCCCGCGTAGAAATCGTCTCCGCCACCGCAACAGCCCTTACAGAGATGGGGTGGAAAATAAATCCTGTTCCCTTGATATGGCACCGCAATGACAACGCAGGAATTATGCCTGATCCGCAACGCGGTCCAAGGCAAGTCTATGAAGTATGCCTGTTCGGCGCTCGCGGCGACCGTAAGGTAGTCCAACCTGTTTCCAACCTCTACGCTCACCCAAAGACTAAAGAAATCCATCCGAGTGAGAAACCCCGGCCAATGCTCCAGCATTTCTTCCGTATGTTTGTGGATGAGTCAACTATCATGCTCGACCCGACTATGGGAAGCGGGAACTCAATCCTTGCCGCCGAGGAAGCTTCGGCTAAACAAGTCCTCGGCTTGGAAATCGACCCGGAGATTTATTCCAGCGCGGTGATGTATCGGAATAAAGTGAAGCGTCGAGACTGATATGGCTGCTGTATAATGTGAAGTGACCATACCTAACTGGAGTCCGCTGTGACCATCAACGCAATGCGCAAAGAAATTGGAGGGGAGTTTTTCCCTCAACGTGACGGGGCCACAGTATGACGATATTGATTTTGTCCGACCACCCTGCTCTAAACGAGACCAGCGGTCCGTTCACCAACGGCCTTTGGAAATATTTCAAGGGTAAGCTTCGCTCCGTCGGTATCCACCCCGAGGAGTGCATCTGGATGAACTGCGTCAACAAGCCAGCAGCTTCTTTCTACTCCCTAACCCAGGAAAGTAAAAGCGGGGCGCTTCCGTCCTTCCCGCAGCTTGCTCGCAAAGCGTGGCTTCGTGCAGAACACGGCCGTGATCTAGAGAACCTTTACTCCACTATCCGCCGCGTCAAGCCGAGCCTGGTTCTCGCTTGCGGCGAGCTTGCCTTACTCGCGTTAACCCACCAGAACAAACTTAAGTTCGCTCGAGGACGTATCACAACCGCGCTGCCCTCCTGCAACAACGTTAAAGTGCTACCAATCCTCCACCCTCGCGCGATCCTTTCCGAGATAAAGCAAGAACCCATCCTTCTTATGGACTTGCTCAAGGCAAAACGAGAAGCATCTTTTCCCAAGGTGAAACGCCCGCAACGGTTCATCCATCTTCACCCCTCTATCGAAGATCTTGAGGACTTCTGGAACACTTACATCATCCCCTCCTCAAACCTATCCATGGATATTGAAACGAAAACTCCCATGATAACCTGCGTTGGTGTCGCCCCCTCCCCTGACCGAGCCATCGTAGTCCCATTCTACGACCCGGATAAACCAGGAGGTAACTATTGGGCTACCCCTCGCGAGGAGAAGATAGCTTGGAAGTTTATCTTCCGCTGTCTTAACACCCCAGGCACTGAAGTATTCGGACAAAACTTCAGCTACGATGCCCAATACCTTTGGGGAAAGATGGGAATACCCGTCACACAGTGGGCAAACGACACGATGGTAATGCACCACGCCCTTCAAATTGAGATGGAGAAAGGACTCGGCTTCCTTGCCTCCATCTATTCCGACGAACTCGCCTGGAAGTTTATGGCAAAACGTAGGGCAGCCGATCGTAGCAACAAGAAAGAAGATGAATGATGGAAGAATATCTAAACGAAGCTTCCGTTGCTTTCGCCAAGGCGGGACTTGACCAAGAGTTTACCCTCTTCAAAATCTACACGCGGAAAATTCGGGATGAGAAAACTGGTGAGGTGGGTCAGTTCACCATAGACTGTCACTACCCTCTAGCCGTATTCGAGCAGGCGCAAGATAAAGTTGGTTTCCTTAAGCGACTTGTCCGTGAGTATATCGAACAGAGCATCGCCTCTACTAAGGTCCCTATCCCCTATTGGGTCGTGGAGTTCTCTCCAATAATGGAACGCTATCAAGTTCCTTCACATCTATTTCTCGACACAGGAAGGGATAGAGCATGGCTGGCTTAATCTACCTAGCGAGTCCTTACTCACACACCAGCGACGCTATAAGAGAACTCCGTTACTGCAAGGCCCGGCTATTCACCATTGAGGCCCTTCGTGCAGGCTACGCTGTTTTCTCCCCCATAGTCTACGGTATGGATATGGAGACCGCTATTGGAGTTTCCTTTGAACCCTGGCAAAAGCTTAACGACTCGGTGATCGAAAAATCTGATGAGGTCTGGGTGCTTTGCCTAGAGAATTGGACGAAGTCTCGCGGCGTTCGGCACGAGTTAGAGCTTGCTAATAACTTGAACAAACCTGTTAAATTTTTCCTCGAATGGGGGAGGCAGATTAATGTCTAAGAGCATCGCTACAACAACACTCGACCCAAAAATTCTACATAAGTGGCTTAGGGCCGACTATGAACAGGGCCTCGTTTTTTGGAAGCATCCAAGAAAAGGAA